ACAGTAAAGAATTGATGTTTTTTGTTGTAACACAATGCATCCGGCATACCTTGAACAGATAAATTCTCTACTCTATTATAGATAATATTAGGTGTAGCCTTGCGTACAGTTTGGTATAATTTAGCCTCTGGACCCATTACTTTTTAGGAGTAACAGTTGTATCCTTTTTAGGCTCAACAGCAGGTAAAGAACTTAACATAGTTATAAGAGGATGTACTTGCTCCCAAGGCTGTGCTTTTAAATATCCTATCAATGCTGACAGTTGTTGTGTGCTTATTTGTTTCATTTTTCTCCTTTGTTTGTTAATAATTTCCTTTTAATTTCTCATCTATTTTTAATAACTGTTCGTCTTGTGTCTTAACTACAAGTTTAATATCATTCTCACCTATAATACGACTCTCATGTACTTCCATTCGTCTTATCTCTTCTAAATATCCATTCTTCTCAACATAGATCTTTGCGTTGGTTATGGCATTTCCTTTTTTACTTGTGAAATTTTCTAAAAACTCTTGTAAATTCTTAACATACATTATAGACCACCCTTGTTTCTAAACTGTTTTAATTGATCATCAAATTGTCTAGCAAGTATCTTATTATCTTTTTTTAACTCTGCTATAAGAATTTTGTATTGTTCGTTTACAACCTCTAAATTTTGTAGTTTACCTAAGGCCATTTTTAAATCATAAATCTGTTGCTTATCACTATCATGCCAAGACTTGTGTCCATCAATGACATCTTTTAATTCATCAATTTTTAAATTTGCTTGCTCTAACAACAAGGTTAAATCTAAAGATCCTCTGTCTTCTTTCGTGCTTATCATACTTGACAATATATGATTGTTACCCTAAAATGTCAAGCATGCACAAAATAGGATTAATAAACGCTTTAAACGATAAATACGAAGCAGAAATATCTGCAGCTCATGCAACTATAAATATATACTTAAACAGCTCGGTAGGTATAGGCGAACATCCCCAACACATAAGTGAATTAGATAAACAGCTGCAAAAGATAGTAGATGCAGAAGAGAAATTAAATATTTTAGAAGATTTCGAAGGAGAATAATGGGAGTACCCAAAAGATTAACAGAGATGCAACAACGGTTTGCAGAATTAGTAGTATTTGGTGGACCTGATGGTCCTGTCACGCAAACAGAAGCTGCTAAGATAGCAGGCTACTCAGAGAAAAGATGTAGACAAGAAGGATCTGAATTACTTAACCCAAGGCTAAGCCCATTAGTTGTTCAATACGTATCTAAACTAAAAGAAGAGCGTATGAAAAAATATGAAGTCAATTACGAAAACCACATTACAGAATTAGCTAGAATTAAAGAGGCTGCTTTGAAGAAGGGCTCTTTCTCATCTGCTGTAAATGCTGAAACAAACAGAGGCAAGGCAGCAGGATTATACATAGATAGAAAAATAATAAAAACAGGTAAATTAGAAGAGATGTCATTGGAACAATTAGAAGCAAAGATGAAAAAAATATTAGAGGATTATTCACAAATTATTGACGTAACCCCTGAAGTAAAAGAGATAGAAGAATCATAGTTTTTTACGTTTCTTTTTTTTAGATTTTTTATCATAGTCCTCATATTCTTTAATTAGTCTCTCCGATGGGTGATAAACATCTACATGAGTATGACACTTTGGACAAGATAGATTTGTAACCATATCATAATCTTCATCGTCTTCCATATCATGGTCGCCACCCCATATTAATTCTGTTCCGCAATGCCAACAATTCATAGTATCTTCCCTTTATTTTTACCTTGTTTAAGTTTGTATCTTTGAGTGCCATTAGCACCAATTTCTACTTCTTTACGTAAAAATTTAAACATACTAATTTGTTTAGCTTCTTCAAACTTCTCTTGAATATAGTTTAAGATTTTGCCTTTGTTTAATTTTTCACGTGTACTCATATTAATCAATTTCATCTAAATGATTTTTAAGCATATCTAACACCCAAGGATTATCTCTAAACACACCTATCATAAAATTGGATAATTGATTTACAACAAGCTCTTCAGCATCTTCTTTAAACAAAGGACCATTGGCTTGATTTAATCCTGCAACATAAACTGCAGCATGCATAATTTCATGAAAGGTTGTGTTAGCTCTCTCTTGCCCACATAAATCATGTTGTATGTATATGACACCATCTCTGTAATGATACTCACCATAACTTTCGGTCATCTCCTCTTTTTTCCAATCAGGTCTTACATACTTAATTTTAATATCTCTATAACCAATCTTTACTTTGTCTGGTAACCCTTTTACTTCAATTGGTATTACTTCACTCTTTCTTTTTTGATGTCTATTTATTTTTCTAATTTTCATATCTATATAGGGATTATACAGACAAATATGGTTTTCTTAAACACCAAAATGTCTCTTGATAGGCCTTTCTGTATATACTCTAAAAGTGTTGGTATTACTTGCTTAAGACACTTTTGCCATTCTATGTTTTTATATAATGTCACTATATTTGCTTTAAAACTGTTGCTATTAAACATTAATTTCTATTTTTGCCATTATGACACTATATTTACAAATAAATTTTTTTTTCTTAAACATAATTGTCTGTGTAATCCCTATATGTCAACCATACATCTTATTTATGCCACAATTAAGTCTTAATTTTGCCTTGTTCAAACTCTTTTAGCAAATCTATGGTGTCTATCTTTGTTTTTTCTTTAAAATTATTTTTAAGTTCAAAGTATTGATCTAGTCTTTTAAGAAATTTATGTTTCCAAGACCGCAGTTGCAACCCCTCTATTTTAAACTCTTGATAATATAAATCTGGTGTACATATCATAATCACGCCTTGTTGTATCTTACTGCCATGTACATGATCGTGAGCCATAGCATAAGCTGCTATTTGCATAAAGTAGTCCTCTATCCAATCTATACGTTTTGGCCTATTTGACTGTTTAAAATCTATTATAGATTCTTGATTGTTATGTAGGCCAACTAAATCTGTAGATCCTGCATACAAACCTGGATAATAAAGTGTAACCTCAGACCCAAAATATCCATCAACAGGAGCTAGGCCTATGTCTATGACCTTCTGAGCCATAGTTTTAGACAACTGTCCCATCTCTGTTAAATCCTCATAACCTGTGCCTAATACATAATTTTCCAAATATTTGTGCATGCTGGTTCCACGTTTAGCTGATGTAGTTTTAATACGCTCTGCTTCATCCTTACCAACCTTTGCTTGCCACTTGTATAAGAACGATAGGTCCTTTGTTTGTCCAAGGACCGTGGTCACTGATGGAAGTCTATTGCCATCAACATCATAGGTCCGTGGTCCGTGGCCATTGATCTGCTCGTATTTACCATAGGAGTATTTATCTAGCTTCTTAATCATAGTACGCTTCGCTCACTTGCTTTAAGTTATATTTATTAGCTAGGTTAATAGCTAATCCAAACTTACCTTTTTCTCTACACTTCTTAATTAAATATTTAAGTCTAAAAGTAAACATTGTTTTTTTCATTTGTTCGTAATCGATTGAGGGTTGAGTTAACATATCTTTAAGTTCTTTCTCAAAGGCTATTTTCTCTTTGTTGTTTTTAAACGGTTTAATTGTCATTTTTTATTTCCTTTCAGTTTATCGTACGCGTGTTTTTTTAAATCTTTATCCGTACTCATAATAGTCAACGCATCTATACCATTATAAGCTTTGATAGCAGGACTTTGTGATACTGCTACACCACCTATACTAGACAGCAACAGTAGTTCACTGCAGCTTGTTGTCAGTATCAGTATCAGTAGGCATATCCACTTCATCTATCTCTCCCTTTGATTCACACATAGCACATTGTGCCACAATTTCTTTAGGAATACCAACATCTTCATTAGGTATTTTTACGTAACCATTACCCATACATCTAGGACAAATCATCTTCCTCCTTTTTATTTTTATAAAATAATTCTAAAAATTTGTAATAGGCTTTGCCACCACTATAATCGTCTTCTGCCTCTTGTTTTTTATTATTAAACTCTTCTGTGTTAGCAGCGTTCAACATATCGTTAGGTACAGGAACACCGGCGTTTGCGTACTCCTCTCTAATCGTCATAGGCTTTAGTTTTTTCTCACTATTCATTTGACTTAAGCTCTTTTGTTTCACTATAAAACCTTTCTGTATTTTGTATTATTCTTTTTTCTCTTTCTAGTAACGATTGTAGTATTTTTTCTCTTACATACTCTGGTGATCTTCCTGCCATTTGGCATACTTTTTTAAAATCACCACCAGAACGTTTAATCCAACTAATGGCTTTTAAAGCCTCTGGAAAATCATTACCCTGGAAAGCATCTTCTACTGCCTTAGATAAAACAGAGATCCAAAGTTGATGCTCTGGCTCTTTGTTTCGCTCTAAATAAATAGAGCTATTTGCTAACGGATCCCTTGATTTTGCCATTTAGTTTTTTCTCTTTCTCTTTTGCTATTACTTCTATTGTTTTGCTTATTGATAATTCAGTATCAGGTAATAAAACCTTAGATATCTTTATCAAAGTATTGTATGTTGCGTGTTGCAACGAAACGTTTCTATATTTAGTTATATCAGTCATTTTCTTTCCT